CCGAAGACCCACACGTTCCAATCGGGGAACTGGTCGCTGCCGAGCATGGCCATCGAGACGGGCACGCCCGAAGTGCCGCGCTATGCGATGTACACGGGCTGCGTTTGCGATCAACTGAGCTGGCAGATGTCACGCTCAGGTCTTCTGACCGCAACTGCGCGGCTCGTGGCTCAAGGGGAGAGCGCCGCCGCTGCCACGGCTGCAGGTACGACCACGGCCCTGTCGCAGCAGCGCTTCGGCCACTTCAACGGATCCATTACCCGGAATGGCACACCGCTCGGCAATGTCATCTCAGCGGAGGTCACTTATTCCAATGGCCTCGATCGGATTGAGACCATCCGCGCGGACGGCAAGATCGAGGGTGCCGATCCCGGAATGGCGGTACTGACCGGGCGGATGGAGGTGCGCTTTGCCGACACGGCCCTCATCACCCAAGCCCTGGATGGCACGCCTTGCGAGTTGGTCTTCGCCTGGAGCCTTGGGGCAAGTGCGAGCTTCACCTTCACGGCCCATGCCGTCTACCTGCCGCGCCCCCGGATCGAAATCCCAGGGCCGCAGGGCATTCAGGCAACCTTCGAATGGCAGGCCGCCAAAGCTGCGAGCCCCACCCGGATGTGTACGGCCGTCCTCGTCAACACTGTCGCCTCCTACTGAGAGAACCCAACATGCTTACCCTCGATCTCAACAACGCACCCTTTTGGTGTGACCTCGCCTCCGGTGTGCGGGTGAAACTTCGCCCGCTCACCACGGCGCTGATGGTGGCCGCACGCAGCGATCCAGCGATTGCTGACCTACCGAAAGAGGTGAGAACGGAGGAGGCCGCACTGGTGATGGCCAAGGCGCTGGCGCGCTCTGCTATTCTTGACTGGGAAGGGATTGGGGACACTGAGGGCGAGCCATTACCGGTAAGCCCTGATGCCATCGATGCGCTTTTGGATATCTGGCCGATCTTCGAAGCCTTCCAAAGCCTTTATGTCGCGAAGGGCTTGCTCTTGGACGCGGAAAAAAACGCCTCATCGCCCGTGCCGAGTGGGAATTCGGCGGGGGCGACGGCTACTGCGCTGCCTGTGAATCCGTCTGCCCCGACTGCCCCGCACGACTGAACCAGCCGCTCACGCTTGAGGGTTGGCAGGTCTGGGATCTTGTCGGGCGCCTTGGGGGGCAGTTGCGCATCGGCCCCGGCGTGGTGATCGGTTGGGACATGGGCGCGGCCTTTGCGGTTGGTGCGGCCCTCGGTGTTCCGGCACCTGCCATCGCGGAACTCCTGCCCGGCATTGAGGCGGTGATGGTGCGTAGTCTGAACGCGCAGATCGCGCCCAACCATGATTGAACTTCATTAACAGGACCTGTCCTCTCCATGGCTGAAAAACGCATCTCTGTCCGGCTTGCGGCTGTGGGCGGCCGTCAGGTCCGTGCCGAGCTGGAAGGCGTGGGCGAGGCCGGATCCAAAGGCTTTGGACGTCTCTCACGCGAGATGGAGCTGGCCAATGCCCGTCTTGCGAGCTTTGCGCGCAAGGCTGGGATTGCCCTTGGGGCTGCGGCCGCGGCAGCGACGGCGTCGTTGGGCCTCATTGTGCGATCCACGGCACAAAGTGCCGCCGAGATTACGCAGTTTGCCCAGATCGCCAATGCCGCGCCGGAGGCGTTCCAGCGCTGGACGGCTGCCTCGATTACGGTCGGGATCGAACAAGAAAAACTCGCCGATATTCTGAAGGACGTGAACGACCGGGTGGGGGACTTCCTGCAGACGGGCGGCGGCCCGATGGCGGACTTTTTTGAGAAGATCGCGCCGAAGGTGGGGGTGACGGCTGAAGAGTTTGCACGGCTCTCGGGACCTGAGGCGCTGCAGCTTTATGTCTCAAGCTTGGAGAAGGCGGGCGTCAACAGCCAAGAGATGACCTTCTATCTCGAGGCGATGGCCTCGGATGCCACGCGGCTCATTCCCTTGCTGCAAGACGGTGGCGCGGAGATGGCGCGGTTGGGCGAGCGGGCGGCGGGGCTTGGGGTGGTGCTTGACCAAAGGGCGCTCAGCGCCTTGCGACGGGCAGAGTTGGCCCTGATCGGTGTGGGTCAGGTCTTTGAGGGCATGCGCAATCAGATCGGCGCGGCTTTGGCGCCTGCGGTGGCGGCTCTCGCCGAGGGGTTTGTGCGGCTGGCGGAGGTTGGTGGGCCTATCAATCGGGCCTTCACCGCCGTAATCGACAATCTCGGCCGGCTGACAACCTATGCCGCAACTTTTGCGACGGTCATGGTGGGGCGCTGGGTGGTGGGATTGGCTGCTGCGGCCCTCTCCGTGAAGGGCCTCGCCACGGCGCTGGTCTTTCTGCGCGGCGCTTTGATACGCACTGGGATCGGCGCGCTCATCGTGGGCGCGGGCGAGCTTGTTTACCAGTTCACGCAACTGGTGAGCAAAGTCGGCGGGGTTGGTGCAGCCTTCGGCCTCTTGCGCGATATCGCTGCAGAGGCCTGGGATCGCCTTGCGCTGGCAGCCACAGCGGCGTGGTCGCGCGTTGAGGCCGGCTGGGTGGACGCACAGGCGGGGATTTACGGTGGGCTGCAATCGGCACTGACGGCTGTCGTGGGCTGGGGCAATTCTGCTGTCGGGACGTTCCAGGGCGCTTTTGACGGGGTGAAGGCGATCTGGGGCGCGCTACCACAGGCGATTGGGGATTTTGCCTATCAGGCCGCGAATGGGCTCATCGGTGGCGTCGAATCGATGCTGAATGCGGTGGTCACGCGCATCAATGGCTTCATCGAAGGGCTGAACGCGGCCCTCGCCCTTCTGCCAGACTGGGCGACCGGTGAAGCTGGCCTGAAAATCGGCACACTCGAAGCGGTGGACCTCGGCGGCATTACCAATCCCTTCGAGGGTGCGGCATCAGCTGCAGGCACGGCCGCCGCGGATGCCTTTCGCGCCGCGATGGGCACTACCTACATCGAGGCGCCTGATCTCTTCGGGGGCATGGCGGAGGCGGCACGCGGTCGCGCGGCGGGATATTCCGAGGCCGCGGGGATGCTGTCACAGGCCGCCTCCCGCCCGATGACCGCCTGGGAGGCGCTCAGGGCTGCAATCACCGGCGCGGGCACGGAAGGCGAAGACGCTCTGAACGGTGCTGCCGAAGCGGCCGGCGCTGTGTCAGACGGGTTTGAAGATGCTGGCCAAGCCGCAGGTGGAGCAGGCGGCGCGGCCAAGAAGGCCGCAGAAGAGGCGGCGACCGGCTGGGCGCAAGTCACAAAATCCCTGGCCGACTATGCCAAAGGCGCGATGGATTGGGGAAAGGGTCTTGGCGAGACGTTGACCTCGGCCTTCTCCTCAGCGGAAAGCGCCTTCCGGCAGTTTGTGACCACCGGCAAGTTTGACTTCAAGTCGCTGGTCTCCTCGATCTTGGCGGACCTTGCCACACTTGCCTTCAAGAACGCCGTGTTGGGCCCACTTGCTTCCGCACTTTCGGGCGTCTTTGGCGGTGGGGTATTCGGAGGCGGGGCTGCGGCTGCCGCAAACCCGATGGTGAATGCGAGCATATGGCATGCGGGCGGCATGGTGGGTGCGGACGCACCGATGCGCGCGGTGCCAGTCACTGCATTTGCAGGTGCCCCTCGGATGCATACAGGTGGCTGGGCAGGACTTCGACCTGATGAGGTTCCAGCCATCCTGCAGCGGGGCGAGCGCGTGCTGAACCGTCGTGAGGCAGCCGGTTATGGCCGCGGTGCCAGCGTTGGTACCGGCGTGACGGTGAACATCGACGCACGTGGGGCGCAGATGGGCGTGGCCGAGCAGATTGATGCGCGACTGCGCGCAGCCATCCCAGAAATCGCCCGCATCGCGAAGGAAAGCGTGGCCGATGGGCGGCGCCGGGGCCAGGTGATCTGAGATGGCCATTCCAGTCTTGCCCCTGACGCTCGTGTCCTCACTTGAGCGGCGGCTCGTAACCTCTGTGGCCGAGGCGCGCTCGCCTTTTACTGGCACGTCCCAGATTCAGGACTGGGGTGCGTCATGGTGGGAGTACCAGATTGAAATGGCGGTGACCCAAGGGAACAAGGCCCGCCGCCTCTCGGCCTTCTTCGGCGCACTTGGCGGATTGCGGGGCCGGTTCCTCTTCCCCGATCCCTCGATCGAAGTGCCGGTGGCGGCGGGCAATCCTTACGTCACTGAGGCGCAAGTCGCCGGCGCCTCCACCCTGAAAACCGCCGGATGGGGGCTTGGGCTCAGGGCAGGCGACTTCTTCCAACTCGGATCTGACGCGGCCACCCGGCTTTACCAAGTGACTGCCGATATCGTGCCACTCGGCAGCGAGGCGGTGATCAGCTTTGTGCCGCCGCTCAGAGCCTCGGTCCCGGCCGGCGCGCTGCTTGGTCTCAGCGCCCCGTCGGTGCTCTTGAGGCTGACCGCACCTGTGCCCACAGTGATTGGCCGCGCGGATCAGCACCGCTTCACGCTCTCAGCGCGCGAAGCGCTGTGACCAAAGCGAAGTGAAAGCGCTCTTCTATGTCACGTGACATCACACCTGCCTTCGCCACGGCACTGGCGGATCCGTCACTGCGGCCCGTCATCTTCTTTGAAGGTCAGTTCGCAACAGGCTGGGTGCGGATCTGGTCGGGCCTTGGGTCTGTTACGTGGAACGAACAAACTTGGTCTGGCGCAGGCTCGCTGCTTGGGCTCGGGGGCATCGACGAGACCGGCGAGGTTGTGGCTGGTGGAACGGCGGTGTCGCTTTCCGGCGTACCGCTGGATCTCGTGCAGATGGCCATTGAGGAGGCGCGTCAGGGCCTGCCGGGCCGGATCTGGCTGGGGCTTCTGGCTGAAAACGGCAGCATCATCGCCGATCCCGTTCAGGCTTTCTCGGGTCGGCTCGATGTCCCTGAAATCAAGGATGACGCAGACACCTGCACCATCACTATCAGCTATGAAAGCCGTCTGATCGATCTGACCGTGGCGCGGACCTGGCGCTACACTCATGAGAGCCAGCAGGTCTTGTTCCCGGGCGATCTCGGGTTTGAATATGTCACAGCGATCCAGGACCGAGAAATCACCTGGGGGCGGGGATAACAATCTACCGGATCACCAAGATCGCGATTAGGCTTGGCAACACGGGATCACACAATTGGCGGGGCGGGCATGCAGGCATCTCAGAATTGCAAAACGGCGCGCCACTCTGTTTGGACCCTGATGCTGGTTCTGCCGTTGGTTATCTCCAGCTTTGCAGCGACAGCCCATGCCGAGACGGCAGTGGACCGGGTCATCTCGAGCTATTCCGCCGCATGCGATGCGCTTTATGCCGCAAGCCCAGATCTGGCGAACGACCCTGATCCTGAGGCGGCAAAGGAGTTCACGGTTGATCCGTCTCTGATTTACGAGTTGCCCATCACCGCCACTGGGACGACTACGACCGTCGTTTACGCGGGGTTCTCTTGTGGATGGTTTGGACGGACATGGTGCGGCATGGCCGGGTGTGGATCCTATCTGATCATTGGTGAGAAGGTGTTTGAATGGAACACTGTCTCTTACCCGCCGGAGTCCGTCGGGAATGGATCAAGCACGCTCCTCGTTGCGCCCATCAAAGGGTTCAGCTGCCAAGACAGCAATGGCGCCGGCGGTTACGGGGTTGACCCCTGCTTTAGCGCGGCGGTCTGGGATGAGGCCGACCAAACATTCATGACAACGGACGGCGCCATTCGTCTGCGTAACGATCTCTCTCGGTGATCTCATGACCCGCGTTGACCATTGGGAACGCCACCTCGCGGAGGCGGTTGAGGCTGCACGCGCCAAGCCGTTCGCTTGGGGCCTCCATGACTGCCCGATCTTTGCTTTTGAAACACGGATGATCCTGACCGGCGGCGAGGATATCGCGGCGCTCTGGCGAGGACGCTACACAACGCATCTCGGGGGCCTGCGTGTGATGCGGCGCCTTGGCTGGGCGTCAGTGGAGGACATGGGGTGTGCACTCTTGGGCAAACCGCGCGCAACCCCACTTTTGGCGCAGCGCGGAGACATTGTGCTGACGGACACGGGGCTTGGCTTTGGCGTGGTGATCGGCGCCACCGCTGTGGGTCTTGCACCTGAGGGTCTCACCTTCGCGTCGCTGACGTCTTGCCGCTTGGCGTGGGCCGTTTGATGCGACGGTGACTGGCCTGCGCTGATCTTTAGGCGCGCGGCCCGGGCTCCTCTCCCCGGACCGCGCATGGGGGCAGACGTGGACATGGAGGCCAGGCAGCTTGGGTACTGCAAGATCCGACGTCGCCCCTATT